AGATTTATAATATATAATGGAACTTAACGATATTCTACGCGACCCCGCGTCAGCTGCATTATTCGCAGCCGGTGTCACGGCAGGTTATATATATCTGAAAGCGAAACTAAACAACGACCCCGTCCCAGAAAACAGCGAGATAGTGAAGCCGGGAGTGCTGGTTGCCTTACTCGTATATTTCATTGTCATAAACGGTGGCGGTATGAAGGAGACCATTTCTCTTGAACCATTTTAAGATAACTTAAAGATAATACACGAGAATATAATATACAATGACGTCTATGGGTGCATGGAACGACATGATGGGTCAGTTTCTTACCGAGTTGGTAACTACTTTCCCCGAGGAACCGGCGATTAAGAAGTATAAGACATCGTTCGAACTGATCCGCAAGACGAACCCCCGCCTTGCGATTGAGGGGTTTATGCGCGCTATTCGCGAATGCCAGGATCAGATCATGCAGAAGGATGAGTCGTTCTTTCTTAGTACGTCGAATCAGAACGAGTTCCTGGCGGAATTGAACATCGCCAAGCACTGGAACGATTCCCTCTCGACTAATACCAAGGACGCGATCTGGCAGTATCTTCAGACTCTTAGTATTCTGGGCACGACTCTCACGGCGCTACCAGCCGATGCTCTCAGTCAGATCGAGAATGTTGCCGAGTCCATGGCGAAGAATATTCAGGATGGTAACGGTATTAACGAAGGTGCACTGACCGGACTTTTCGCATCACTGGCGGGTATGCTTGGCGGAGAAAAAAAGTAAGTGTATATCAAAGAGATGTTAGATTGGAAACAACTTTTTAGATCCGATAAAATTCAACAATTCTGGCCAAACAGTTCACAGACCCCCGAGGAACGTGTATACGCGTCAATGCGTTTTGTATTATATACAGGTACGATCGTGTACGCTATAAAGAGAGATCTCCGCGTACTTGTATTATCTTTACTTGTATTGGGGGTTCTTTATGCTCTTTATACACACGGTGCCATTGAGGCGGGTGAGACTATCACGGGTAGTTCAGACTGTACCCGACCCACTAAGGGCAATCCCATGGCGAATGTGCTACTCGAAGATTACGCAAACGATCCTACCCGCCCCATGGCATGTTACTACCCCACTGTTCAGAGAGAGGTTAAGAAGTTCCTCGATGATACTATCCCATTTGACGCGGGTCGGTCCCGAAGTCCCCTTCCCAAGTATCAGCGCAACGCCGCCGCCCGGCAATTCGTAACAATGCCGGTAAGCACCATCCCCAATGCTCAGACCGAGTTTGCCGAGGCGTGTTACGGTAAGAAGTTCCAGCCCCTGTGCCGCGACACGCCCGGTGCATGTAATCCCAACATGCGAGGTGTTCAACTTGAGGCGTTTGCTGGTCTGGACCCAAGTGACGATCGCCGGGGTGGTGGTCGGGGTGGGGGGACCCCTGGTCCATCTACATAAAATAAAATATATAATGTAACAGTAATAAGAAATGGCGTACCAGTTAAACCCAAACTTGCCCCGTATACAAAAACCCGCCGTTCCCCCGAACTGCGCGGATGATTTTATATTCGCGTACCCCATGCCCACCAACCTCAACTATTGCTGCCGCCCCAGTACCATGATTTACGGTACGGCGCCCTACATGGCTGGGAAGGGTGCACCGAACGAGTTGATGGCGGTTTCCGACGAGTTGCGGCCACAGTCTACCACGCGTTTCGATAAGCCCCTTATCGAAACATACAAGCGTGACTTGTTCCCGTTACAGGATATGAAATGCAGTCTCCCACTTCGCACAATGTCATACGAGCCCCAGAGTTCCAGGGCTGAACTACAGAATGGATTATTCTTCCAGCGGTATTGTAATAAATAAAAATCTCATTAATTCATAAGAATGGCTGACCCATTGTCATTGGCGGCGATAGCAGCATTAATATATACAGGGCGAAAGTTGAGCGAGAAGAAGTCGGATTCCGGCTCGGGTACTCCTCCACCTTCATCCCCCCCGGACGCCAGGCCCTCTGAACTACTTGGCCTCGATACCAACCCTAACATGTCCTCTATCATGCACCTTCATTCGGGGACAGGGGATATACATTCCAGTGTAGGCATGCGAACAAGCAACAAGACTGAGCATCCCAGTTTCGGAGATGTGGCGTTCATGAAGCACGTGAACGGCGAGCCTGTACAGGATTTCAGGGATAGACCGTACGTGTCGGGTAAGATGAACAATTTCGGGCCGGCCGAAAAGCAGTTGGTAGGGCCGGGTCTCGGCGTTGGTGCCGACGTGCCCGCATATGGCGGGTACCAGCAGTTGTTCAGGGTCAAGCCGAATAATGTCGGCGCCGAGCGTCTTACGACGTTACCAGGCAGGACGGGTCCCGCTATAGACGTGACTGGTGGTCGCAGTGGATTGATTGGAGAGGTAGGCCACAACAAACCGGCCACGGTCGCGTTCCTTCCGTCGCGTCTCCCGAACGTTGAGGGGCGGGCACAGGGCCAGGGCGGGGCTCTTACGGCTACGGTTCCCCGCGGTAAGTACGAGAAGACCAAACGACCAACGAATCGGTCAGAGTATACGTACAGAGGTGACGGCTTGACGTACGGCGCGGCGAAGAGTTTCAATTCGGCACTCACCGAGGCACAGAACCCAACGCGAAACAAGGGTGATCTCACAACGGCTGAATACAGTTTCGTCGACAACCCATCCCCGGGTATTCACAGTTTCCACGGGGCTTTTACTAACTCGGCTGCTGTCAACATGATGAACTCGGCAAATGGGCAGCAGTACACGACCGCGCAACTCGAGGCGGCTGGTCTTCGTCCCGCGGATAGACGCGGCAAGAAGGACAGAGGAGGTAACGCGGGGCGTATGAACGTGAGAGGCGACCCTCTCAACCAGGGTGGCATGATCACGGCCATTAAGGCCGATACGGCGCGTACAGACGGTCGTAATGGACCGGCGAATGGCGGATGGTCTCAGAATTACGTACAAAATAAATTCTATCAGCTGAACCCTTACAAGGGTAACGCCAACCCCAGAAATACGAGCAGGGGGCTCGCAGTCGCTAAGAACCAATTGCAGAACAACCCTTTTGCGCACACTATTTCCAATTAAATAAACCATGTACCATGTAAGAATGGAGGTCTACAATCTCTTTGTTTCGTCAGAGAACAGGGATGTAGACAAGTATCCATCAGGCAATTCTTACACGCTTCATCTGCCAACTATTTTACATAACGTGACAAAGGTCGAATTGTTACAAGCGAGTGTACCTAACAGCATATACAACGTGACAGACGGATCGAATGTTATTTCAGTGAGCAATGTTACAACATCAAATGTCACGAATCTTGACTTACTCGTGACATTTTCGATTCCTGTCGGGTTTTATGACGGGTGTGGTCTAGCAACCGAACTATCCGCCGCGATATACAACGATACTCACGTTCAAGTGGATTATTTAGAACATGAAGGAAAGTTCTTTTTTTATAGGGAGGGTCTCCCGTTCACTATCGATGTAAATACCCAGGAAATGCGGAATCTTCTCAAATTAGACGTACCCTCCGATTCACAATTACCACCCATTGTGACGTCACCTACATATACACCTTTATTCGGTAACAATTTACGGTACCAAAACAAGAACTTCGTGAAATCGTCGGAGGTCGTGACCCTTCATCCCGCCGAAGGGATATTCCTTGACGTAGAGGAACTACGAACGACATTCAATAGAGACGCAAAGAAATTAGAGTCAAATACGTTTTCGGGTGAGACCATGACGAGATCCTTTGGTATGATCCCCCTTGACGTGAGCAGTGGATGCATTAAAAGGTTTAAGAAGGCAAACGACTACGACTTTTCAGTTGAGTATTCATATCCGATACAGTCCCTATCTCGTTTAACGGTCAACTGGATCGACCGATTGGGCAAGTCGGTGAATTTTAACGGCGCGAGTGATAATTCTTTCCTTCTGAGGATCCATACGGATTTCGAAAAGGAAGGAATTCTGGAAATTCCTGAACAGGCCGTGTTATACGAAAACGTAAAACGCTTTAATAATTTATTCATACTAGCCGGAGTTGTTCTTATAATAGGACTAATAATACTGTTATTGATTAGGCGGTAACTGCGTACACTGTATCACTGGGCTTCTTCACGTTCTTCGAAAGACGAGATACGATGATGTAAACGACGATCGAGAGGAGGGTGGTGAGGAGGGCGGTGAGGAGGTAATACGAACCACCGTTCTTCGATACCTTCACGAAACTGCTGATGAACCATCTAACGGCGTCCATCCACGCGATCGCCGAGGCGAACGCGAAACCGGCAACAACCGCGTTAAGAGACTGATCACGGAATTCGGGGGCGATGCTCATAACCTGAGATTCGATAGTCTTTACGGCGTCCATTTTATACTTTAACAATATATAATTATTCTGGTACAAATTCCTCCTCCTGAAGAATACAATGGAATTTCTTCTTACTGTGACACATTCGTACACTGTGTACAGACGACGTATCACTCTCGTCTCCGGACGCTGATACATTATCATCTACGTATTCGATATCGCTTTCATCACTACAATCGTCTTCGAATTCATCTTGATAGGGATGTGGAATTTCGTTGTCATTGAGATCTTCGTCGTTCTTGTTATATATTGTATGTTCCTGTGTATCTACATTCCATCCACGTGGTTCGAACTCATGCAGATCCTTGATGTATGAAAATGAAGACATATGAGTTAGGACTACTAATCATTTTTATTTACCGCGTCTTTAAGCATTACCTCAATAGGACTGAACGGTTGCCACTCATCCCATTTGTCAACTGATTCATTTATATCATTCATTAGTTTATCATCGCCTACATACCTCGTAAACGGTTCGTCGTCTTCATCGACCGTTTCTATATCTTCTTCGTCTTCGTCTTCGTCTTCGTCTTCGTCCTCTAATTCAGGGAATAATGTACCAATGTGCTTACCAACTAGATTCATGGCAGAATATTTCAATGCATACTTGAAATCATCCCCCGTAAGTATCTCCCTGTTACATTTCTTCCTGTACTCACCCGCTAGTACCAGAGCACACTCCCACACCGGCTGTATCACGGTTATAGCATGCTCGATAATCTGATTTTCCATTCTTATATACTATACTCAATTATTGTCTATAAATAACAATCCCGCAAGACCGTCGCGTATCCTGAGAATGTTTATAGATTTAGCGTACACACGAACGTCCCGGTCTTTGTTCGGTGACGGTGTATTGATCGTTAGTAATTTATTGTTTATTCTGCTCATGTTGACCTGGCCTGTTGGCAAATAATTCTCGGGATCGAGTGCGAAAGAATAGTTGTAGAGTAGGCGTCTAGGTACGCGCGAATGGTGATTCATTGGTTCTATATCATGGAGATACAATGCGTCGGCTACGTCACCTGAGATCATTACCTCGTTATTGAAGTTGAGCGACAGAGTCGATAGTTGGTGATACAGTGGGTTGGATGTATTCAGATCGTTCTTGTAGTTGAGGCGA